TCGGCAGTCTGCTTTATATCCCAAAACTGATTCTTGCCTTTTGGCGTCCCACCGAAACAGCACCAGCCCTGGCGGTCACTCAAACTTGGTCTCAAGATATTGCCCCAAACGCTCGGTTTGAAGTCGCCATATTCATCTAAAAACATCCCGTCAAAGCCCAGCCCACGCATTGCATCTGCGTTGTCTGCACCAAACAACCGCACCTTTGAACCGTTAATCATGTCCACGGTCAGCTCGGATTCGTTGGTGCTGGCCGCCGAGGTAGCAGAGAAGTGCTTAAGATAGTCCCAAGCCACCGATTTAGCCTGGCTGCGGAACGGCGCAATGTAAGCAAACTGCGGCATGGGACTTTTGCTGGTGACCGCCGCCCGGATCAGGTCGTTGATCGCCGCCACGGTCTTGCCTGCCCGCCGGTGAGCCACCAGGCACGACCACCGCTTAGTGCGCCTGTGGAACGGCAGGAAAGCGGCTCGCGGCTTGTAGGGGATAACGTGGAGCATTACTCAAGCCACCGGAACGTGTGCTCTTGCGGCCCACCGTCGGGACCGGTTTGTTCAGAACGCGCCAGCTTCGGAATGTGGTATTCGATTGCCTTCAGGTACAGATCCGCGGCCTTGCCGGGATCTTCCAAAGCCACCTCACCAAGCCATCGAGCAAAGTTGCCCGCGTTGTCTTGAGCGATCAGCGCGATCGCATTACGCACATCGACCGTCGTCTTGTTACCGACCCCGGCCTTGCGCCCGCCTGTTTTTATCCCTTTTGCCATCTATTTCCTTCTGAAGTGGAAGCTCACTAACATTTGCAAGTAGTTGCTCACTAACTTCCACAGAAAAAAAGCAACGGTGACCGCATTGTGAGCGCCCGTACGCTCAAGTCGCCGTTAAACGGGATTGCGCTGTTAAAGGAGACTCGCGCAAAAGTATCTTAGTCCACATTTTTTCTGCGCGCAAGCGCAAAAATCAGGATAAATCAACAATTCGTTGAATATATCGTCCCTTTGCATTTTTTCGCCAACCGTGCACCTCGACCCGCACTCCAGCTTCCCGCACCCGGCCAATGGTTTCCGAGTCCGTAACCTTTTGAACCCGGTTAGCCACGGCCTGGGCGGTGACCTGGACCGCGAGCACCTCGCCGCGCCGGACTGCCAGCAAGTCAGCCCAGCCCCAGAGATCCTTACGCGTTCTGGTAAACGAGTTCCACTTCTCGACCACTTCGACCAAGTAGCCGAGTTCCCGTAAAGCTGCCATGCTGCGTTGCGTTGGAGTCATGTTTTATCCCTTTGTTTTAACAGCCATTGAGTTACTTTGTTGCTGGTTTCAGAATTGCTGTGTCGGTCTGGATGACACAAACGAATCAAAAGCGGCAGCATTTCTTTTAATTCGTTGCTGACATTGTGTTTGGGCGGAGGCGTATACCTTGCTTCCCTTGCGCCCTTTACTTTTTCTTCTCGTTCATTTTTTTGTTTTATCCAACATTTCAAGCAAATCCTTTTCCATTCTTCGTCGGCAAAAAAAACATTAGAACAATGTTTGCAATTGATGTAGTCCCCCATGTTTATTGCGCCAATGCGCGCCAATGTGCGCCAATGCGCGCCATCTTAAACATTGGCGCACTACAGCGCGGGCGGTGCGCCAATGCGCCGCACCGCGGTGGGGGGGGTATGGGGGGAGGAGCGCGGCGCACTTTTTAACCTATTTGGCGCACTTTTGTTAGTAACCACTAACATATCAATTACCATCCTTTTCTTCGTTTTTGTCCGGCATTGGCGCACTTCCGGCAATAAATACCTCACGCATTTTGCGGTCTTTGGTGCGGAAAACCGCCCGATATATTTGGCCCTCTGCCTGTAATTCTGCCAACAGATCCATCAAGTCAGATGCCGTTTTGACGCTTTTAGGAAACCCTGCGCGCTTGCTCAACAGGTGCCAAACCGAAAAGCCGCCGGTATTAGACGTTGTTACTGTTTCTCCCCGATTATTAAAATCCTGAAGCATAGAAACCAGTATGCCTTTTGCCAGATTTGCGGCTTTCTGGCGTTCGGCGGCAATAATTGCAGCATTGGCGGCGGCGCCAACATCGGTAAAACTGCCATCCTCCAGCGGCACACCGTCATGCCAGCGCAGGCGCACCGGCTTTGCCCGCGGTCCTAGATTGGCCTTCTGATGCTCAATGGTCAGGCAATCCTCATCCTTTTCGACGTTGAGAGACAGGCGCGAGCGCACCGAGTTGTGCCAGGCGGTGGAGCCTGAATAATCCTCTTTGCCCGCCTCCCTGCCCGAAATGGCAGAAACCTTATTAACGTGCGCCAACAGCAAAACTGCGCGCCCTGGCCGAGATATACGGGAGCGCAGGGACCGGACGAACTGGCGCACGCGAGCGCGTTTAATCTCGTCATCGTCAAAAGTGTCGCTGGCGTTATCGACCACCACCAACCCGATATTGCGCTTGGCAACCAGCTCGGACAGGGCGCCAAGTAGCTTGGTTTCGGTCACGCCGCGGGCGTCGCGGTGCAGCGCCGGGTCAATATCGGATGCGTCCAGGAGCAGCAGCTTGCCATCCAGCTCTGCTGGCGCCACAGAAAGAGCCTTACACAAACTATGGAAGCGTCGCAGAATGACCTGTGCGCCATCTTCGCCGCTAAAGAATAGGACAGGTGTGGCTACAGTGTCCAGACCGCAGAATGGTCGACCTAGCGCAACGTGGATGGCCAAACTCATAGCCACATAAGATTTACCGCTGCCGCCATGACCGGCAAATAGGGTAACTTCGTTGTGCGGGATCCAGCGGTCAACGAAATGCGGTATTGGAGTAAATGGATCGGCAAATGCGTCAAAAGCCAATAATTGCTTTTCAAGGTCGGAAATTGTGACTTCCGGTTCTGGTGTTGCCGAGCTGGTGCCTGACATGGGGTTTTTCCATCCTGCCGCCTGTGCGCGGGAAAATAGGGTTTTAATCGTCACACCGGCAACACGCTTGGTTGAAAAGGACAACCACTTCGCTCGCTGAACCTTGTGGTCGAACTTACCCGACTGCCCAGACCATTCCACCCATACCTGATACGCCAGGTCGCCAAGCTCTGTCGCGTGCAGCGCCATGCCTGCCTCTATCCACTGGTGATAGTCACCGGCATCCAGCACCTTCAAAGCGTCTGCGGCCTCGGCAAGCTGCACCGGCAGGGTGTAATTGCCGAGATTGGGAGAGCTGGGCCCCCCTGTTTCCGCTGCTGGCTCCATCAGCATCCGTTCCAGCCAGACGGGGGCGCGTGCCGGTGTGAACCCGGCCAGCAGATCCAGCCCGTCGTCCCAGGCATAACGGCGCCCCGAATGGTGGATGGATGGCTCGGCCACGATATAGCCGTTGGCTTTTACGTCAATCCCCTGCGCCAGCTTGCCACGACACCGTTTGACGGCCTCGGCATCGATCTTGACCAGGTAGTGCCACCCGTTACCGCTGCGCTGTGTGGGAGTCTCTGGCAGCGCCCCGTTAGCATGTATCAGCGCGTCCCACGACAGATGTCCGTTATTGCGCGTATCGACATCAAGCGCCACACATCCTGCATCGCCCATGGCCAGCCCGATATTGGCAGTCGGCCACTTGCTCCACCAGCCGCGAATCGTCATCTCGTCGGCGCTGGCCTCAGTCGCACCGTGAGCGGTCAACGGATGCTTGCCGGGAGACCGGCAGTCAGAGTCTCCGCAGGTGCAGACGCCTGCGCGTATGCCGTTAAGCGGCAGGACGCGAAAGCCGCGGAGCGCGTATTTCAGGGCAGCATCCAACAAGACTTTAGGATGCAGCTCGACTACGGGATCATTCTCTTTCATCTCGTTATCCTTGTCCGATACTCGCACCAGTCGCGCACTGTCCACATCGAAACATCGTAAAACGCTGCAATCACGCTGTACGGCTTGCCGAACCGCTGCCGCTGGTGACGAGCTTCCTGCACAATCTTGAATGATATTTTTGCCTTGTGGTGCATCATTGTTTTCTTAACAGCACAACATGGCAAGAATGATGCAAAGTTCTGTTAAGCATTTCGCCTATCCTTCTTACTACGTATGACGTTCCACTTGGTGTTTTGCGTTTAATTTCCATCATTCTGAATTCCTCGTTTGTCCGTATCAGTAGGAATTTGTGACCGACCGGCACGTGCCTGACGCATATTTGTGTGTTTGTCTTGCACTTGTCTCGATATTCGCGCCAGTCAGTAAGCCGCCAGGTGTGCGTATCATTTTTCACTAAAATTTCCCCGCTAGAAGTTTGAATGCTGTTGCTGCCACAATAGGTATTTGTCCATTCCCAATGGCGCTAACCTGGTCCACGTAGGAATCCATCCCATGCTCCATTCCAAAATTGACGGATGGGGTTTGTAACCAAAAAGACGGGCATTTGTTTCTACTTTTTTTGAATACCGTGGTTTTATTTTTGAAATTCCCCAACCTCGTTTCCCCATACTTTTGGTTGGTGCAGGTAATAAAAAGTCGTTCTCTTTCAATTGGTGCTCCAGCTGCTTTGCCAGAAAACACTCCCCATTCAGCATTGAACCCAAACGAGGCAAGATCACACAACACCCTGTCAAGTCCTCTAGTAACGAGAGCTGGGCTGTTTTCAATGAATGCGTAGCGGGGTTGTACTTCGCAAATGATCCGCGCCATATGCGACCACAATCCGCTTCTTTCGCCATCAATGCCCCCCCCCCCGCCTGCAAGACTAATGTCTTGACAAGGAAACCCTCCAGATACAACGTCAACAATTCCTCGCCACGGCTTGCCGTCAAAGGTGCGTACGTCATCCCAAATCGGGAAAGGCGCGAGAATTTTGTCATTCTGTCGGGCGCACAATACGCTTGCGGGATAGGGTTCCCATTCGACGGCACAGACGGTTCTCCATCCGAGCAGCTTTCCCCCGAGAATGCCTCCACCAGCCCCAGCGAAGAGCGCGAGTTCTCGAAGTCCTGCATCAGTGCTCTGCTTATCAGCCATGACATTTCCTTAGATACCTCGCCAAAGATGAAAGCAAATTGTCGTCGTCTTTGCACAAACCAAGAACTGTGTTGCAGCGGTTGCAGAGAATTCCACGGACTGTTTTTGTTTCGTGGCAATGATCGACATGCGGGGATGTTTGCTTGTCTCCCCACTGAAACTCCAGCTTACAGCACACGCATGAAT